CGCACAACCCTGCATTCGCCAAGAAAGTTGGAATCCCAACGTCTGTTGCCAAGGACTTTAGCGAGTCCAGTAAAGGCAAAAAATTTAGGAAAGGCGGTGACGTCATGAAATCATGTGGAACCAAAGGATATGCCAAAGGCGGCTTGGCCATGCGAGGCGAAGGCGTCGCTAAAAAAGGCTTCGCCAAGGGCGGTATGGCCATGTCTGGTGTGCCCAAAAAGGGTCAGATCAGTGCTTCCGGCCCTGACACAGCAGGCCCCCAGGGCAAAACCCTGAGCCAGCCGGTCAAGAAGTCTGTCACTGGCGACAGCGTTGCTGTCCGAGGCGTGGGCGCTGCGCGCGCACGTACAGCCAAGATCTACTAAGCCATGACCACTTCCGGCGTCTCCGCTTACAACCTGGACTTCGATGAGATCATCCTCGAAGCGTATGAGCGCTGCGGTCTCCAGGTTCGTGACGGCTACGACGCTCGGACAGCGCAGCGGTCACTGAATTTGATGTTTGCAGAGTGGGCCAACCGTGGTCTGAATCTGTGGACGATCGAGCAGCGACAGGTGGTTCTGACGGCCAACGTGCATGAATACGACCTGCCCGCAGACACTGTGGACGCGCTGTCAGCGGTGATCCGCACTAATGCTGGAACATCCAACCAGCAGGACATCACGATTGACCGAATTGGCAGTGCAGAGTATCTGCACGTGCCCAACAAGTTCACGCCATCGCGTCCCGCTCAGTTCTACGTCCAGCGCACGGTCCCCGCCAAGCTGTTCTTGTATCCTGCCCCGGATGCCACGCAAGAATACATCTTTCGCTACTACGCCATTCGTCGCATCCAGGAGACTGGTGCATTCACGAACACGGCGGACATCTCCTTCCGTTTCTTGCCTTGTCTGATCGCAGGCCTTGCCTACTATCTGGCCATCAAGAAAGCTCCTGACAGGATTCAAATCCTCAAGCAGTTCTACGAGGAAGAGTTCGCCCGGGCTGCGGCAGAAGACCGCGAGCGCTCCAGTTACTTCGCTGTGCCCACGTACAGAGGAGAGAACTGATGACCGCTGGGTACGCATCAGGCAAGTTTGCAATTGCGCTGTGCGATCAGTGTGGGCAGCGGTTCAAGCTCAATCTGCTCATCAAGGACTGGAAGGGCTTCAAGGTCTGCACCGAGTGCTACGAGCCCAAGCATCCGCAGCTTGAGCCCAAGCGCAACATCAACGAGCCCCAGGCGCTGTATCAGCCTCGCCCTGAGGCTCGGATGGGCGTTACGGTGTATGTGGGGTTCACGGCGGACACGTCCTTTGCTAGTATTGGCATGCAGCCGATGCCTCCGGCGAAACAACTGGTGGCAGGTACTTCGCTGGGAACAATTAGAACGAGCATCACATGAACTACGCCGCCCTAAGCGACGCCATTCAGGCGTACACCAACAACACGGACGTTGACTTTGTCAACGAGATTCCTACGTTTGTGCGTCAGGCGGAGCAGCGCATCTACAACACGGTGCAGATTGCCAACTTGCGCAGGAACATGACGGGCAACCTGCAGGCAGGCAACAAGTACGTCTCGTGCCCAGAGGACTTTTTGTCGGCCTATTCCCTTGCTCTGTACCTGGCCCCCAGTACAACAGCCACAGGGTCCTCGGGCAGCCTGCAGATCACTGTTGCAGACGCCACCAGCATTAAGCCCGGGATGTATGTCTCTGGCACTGGCATTGCATTGGGCGCAGTGGTTGTCACCGTGGTGGGCACCACAGTGACTTTGGACAAAACAAACACAGGCGCAGTCTCTGGCACAGTATCGTTCCAGGGCGGCTACACCTACTTGCTCAACCGCGACGTAAACTACATCCGCGAGGTGTACCCCAACCCGTCCTTCCGGGCCACGCCAAAGTACTATGCGATCTTCGGCCCCAACACTGACAACGTGAACGAACTCACGTTCATTGTCGGTCCGACCCCTGATGCAAACTACAAGCTCGAGCTGCACTTCTATTACTACCCTCAGTCGATCGTCACTGCAGGCACTTCGTGGCTGGGCGACAACTTCGACAGCACTCTTTTGTACGGCTCTCTTGTTGAGGCGTACACCTGGATGAAGGGCGAGCAGGACATGATGGCTGTCTACGACACCAAGTTCAAGGAAGCTGTTCTGCTACTCAAGAACCTGGGCGATGGCAAACAACGCGGCGATGCTTACCTGGATGGCCAGGTCAAGGTCCCAGTGAGGTAATCAATGATCACAGCAGGCCTCACCAACACATTCAAGGAGCAGCTCCTCCTGGGCGTGCACGATTTCACCACAGACGTGCTGAAGATCGCGCTGTACACCGCCGATGCGGAGCTGGGTCCGCTCACGCCCGAGTACACCTCCAACAACGAGGTGGTCGGCGTAGCGTATGTTGCTACAGGGCAGGTGCTCACAGGAGTCACCGTGTCGTTGTCAGAAAGTCTGGGCATTGCCTACGTCTCTTTCAACAACCCGACCTGGAACGCGGCAACTTTTACCACCCGTGGGGCATTGATCTACAACTCGTCTAAGGCTGGGAAATCGATTGCCGTGCTGAATTTTGGCTTGGATCAGACCGTTTTGAGCCAGCAATTTCAGATACAGTTGCCCACCGATGACGCTGAGAGCGCACTCATTCGAATTTCATAAGGAGCAGCAATGGCACTGGTCACGACCACCAAAGGCGAAATGGACGAATCCCTGCTTGAGAAGAAAGAAGGCTTCGTCGATAATGACAACGAGCACACGACGTGGGTCGAGTACTGGCATGAAGGCGAGTTGGTCCACCGCTCGGCGCATGTGACGTTAAAGAAGACCGTAACAATGTCCGCCGAGGCGGCATCTTTTAACTGAAGGAGCCATCATGGCAAACACGCAAGCAATGTGCACCAGCTTCATGCAAGAGCTGATGACCGCTACTCACAACTTCACCACAAGCACGGGTGATACATTCAAGGCCGCTTTGTACTTGGCGTCTGCCACGGTCAACGCTTCGACCACTGCCTATTCGTCCACCGGAGAAGTGACGGGCACTGGCTACACCCCAGGTGGTGTGACGGTAACGAACGGCACGTCCCCCTCGTCTACCAACACCTCGGCTACCGCCGGTGTAGCGTACTGGACCCCTTCGGCTTCGATCACTTACACGAGCGTGACGCTGACCACAGCGTTTGACGCGGTGTTAATTTATAACTCGTCCAAGTCTGACAAGGCCGTGAGTGTGCACACCTTCGGTTCGCAAACCGTGACCGCTGGTACTTTCACACTAACAATGCCCTCGAACACTACGAGCACTGCGCTGATCCGCTTGGCTACAACCTAATAGGGACGGCAGGGAAACCTGCTGAGTAGCCATGACCTTCGGCATCTCCGCCTTCTCCGAAGCGCCGTTCGCCTCGCTTGCGGGGCAGACGGTCGTCGTTGCCATTACCGGCGTTCAGGCTTCTGGCGCGGTAGGCACAGTTGCGGAGACCACTGCCGTTGCGGTAACCGGCGTTCAGGCCTCTGGTGCAGTTGGCTCTGTTGCCGAAGCTACTTCAATTGCCCTGACAGGGGTTTCGGCCTCTGGTGAGGTAGGTTCCGTAGCCCGGTCTGCGACAGTTGCATTGACTGGGGTAGATTCGTACGGGGATGTAGGCGGGATCGGCGAGTACGGGATTGGGGCGACAATCGTCCACGTTGAGGCGTACGGGCAGGTCGGAAATGTAACCCCCACTTTTGCCGAAGCCGCAACTGGCGTGCAAGCTGCCGGTGCGGTAGGCACGGTCTCAGTAGCTGAGCGCACGATTGCGCTGACGGGTGTCTCGGCTTCTGGCGCAGTTGGCGATGTCACCGAGGTCAATAATCCAACTGAAGATGGCGTTATTGCTTTTGGTCAGGTAGGCGCGGTTGGCTCTTCGCGCACAGTGGCTCTGACTGGTGTCTCGGCTTCCGGCGCAGTCGGAAACGTGGACTTTGCCTACGTGGCGTTCTTGTCCGGGGTCCAGGCCTTGGGCCAAACGGGCACCGTGCTGGCTGCACCAATTGCCGTGGGCGTTGTGTCCGGGGGTGCAGCGGGTACAGTGGGCTCGGAGCGTGTGGTTGCTCTGACAGGTGTTCAAGCGGCAGGTGCGGCAGGGGCTGTTACTCC